GTGTAGTCATAATGTTGATTACATCGTTCAGTGCGGACTCCCCGTTTTGTTCTTCAACCAAGAGGAGTACCTCGTCATGGACGCAGTTGATTACAGAATAACCGGCTTGCTCAAGATTAAGCATAGCCACGGCAAGAAAATCTCTAGCGGTACCCTGTACCGCGGATTGAAAAATACTACTACCAATCAATTGGTTTCGACTCCACTGCCTAGTGTAAGTACTTTGGCTGTGGACAGTCACACCCATCCGATTACCCCAAATAGTTTCACACAGCTCGAACTTTGGCCTTTGCCAACAGATGAGTCGTCCGCTGGGTAATTGCATCCACAGTGTATCCTTCACACGCTTTAACATCAACTTACTACCGGCACGATACGCAGTGCCGGGATTCTCAATTGCTTCTTTGGCAGCAGACTCGCAGTCTGCCCAAAGAGACTTTACCTTTGCATACGACTCTCGGTAATTATCTACTGCGTTCTTAGCTTGGGCTTCAGTTAGCTTTACTCCCATGCCTTCTGCATACTTCACCAATCCCTTAGCACCCTGACCGAACATCGCGCCAAGCACAGCTGACTTGGCTACTTGCCTTTGGTCTTTGGTGACTTCTTCGTACGGGATGTTGTAGAGGCTTTGCGAGGCAAAGGTTTTGTATTCGTCCAATCCTTCTCGGAAGAGATTGACTTTGTCGTTCTGTCCCGCAAGCCAAACGCCGACTCTATTTTCGATGGATGAAAAATCGACGTCCACGAAGGTTTGTCCATCTGGCGCACTAATAGCGGAACGTACCAAGCTGGATAGCTCGTCCATCGTACCAACACCTTGCCCAAAAACTTTAGGTATTGCAAGTGCAATTTGTCCATCTTCCAAAGTAGGGCGTGCAATATTCTGAAGATTGAGTCCACCGCGAGAAGCCCAGCGACCAGTACTCGCACCGTGATAAACCAAAGTATTCCTAATCTTTCCATCTCTCTGTATCTCCAACATCTTAGCGTACTTAGCCACGCTAGTTTGGCTGCCTTCTTGGCGCAGCTCCAAAGCACGCCGCACATCGTCAAATAAGTTAGTGTCCACTAACTTAGCTGAAACGGTCTTCTCGGTCAGGTCAGGTAGTTCGGCGCCTCGGGTGTTTAACCATAGAAGCAGTTTAGCGCGCTCTGAGGGCTTACAGCCGGTGAGTTGAAGGGTCTCCTCATCCAAGGCTTTTTGAGCGCTCTGAACGGCTTTTACAGCGTTTTGGAGCTCGTTAGGATCCACCGGGACACCACGCAAGTTAATACGCTGCGTGAGTTCCCATATTCGTTGCTCGTCCACCGTAAGGGGGCGTAACAATTGGGTGATTCCCATCTCAGTTCTAACGTCCTGTTGGCAGTACTCAAATAACTGGGCCAGTAGTTCTGGATCATCATTAAATTCCCCTTTCTTATTGGGTTTACATAACTTCTGAATCAATCTGGCGCCGATGGCGTCTTTTTTATGTGCTGAATCCATAAACGTACCGGCCTCATCAAGAGACTGCGGTACGTTATTGGCCGCTGCTATGGCCATGGAATCGATGCACTGCTCGAGCTTTAGTGGCGGCCAGCCGTACTTAGGCACACAGACACAGTTCCAGATAGCGTACTCAAAAATAACATTCCAACCTTGGATTTTGCCACCGTTTTTGACGTGAGCCAACAAAAACATTAGGTCTTCGTTTGACGGATCAACTCGGGGTTTTGTAACAATAACAGAATCTGTTGTTAGGTTGCCGAACGCAATACACAACACTTCTGTTGTGGGGTCGTTGGCGTAGATGTCCAAGCCTACATCTGGCAAGTTGGCTCTACTGCGGGTCTCAAAGTCAATGCTGTAAATCATAGTGCTCCTAAGGCAAGCCGACGTATCGGCGGTTTACAACTGTTTTAAATCACTCACCTTAATATTATAGCATGTTGCTTTAACAATGAAGTTGGGATCATCTGGGTCAACCTGACCCTTGATTAAGTGTACCGCATCTTTGTAAAACTGATGCTTATCATACACGCCTAAATACCAGCCCTTTGTTAAATCATTTTTAACCCGTACAAAAGCGTAATAGTCGCATGCTTGTTCGGTGTTAAACGCAGCTACTGAGCAAGCATAATGGGGTTGTGGTACGTATCCAGTCTGTTTTGTTTTGACATCGACTTTGGTGCCATCATTTAAAATCAAATCGTAATCGTAAGTATTGTCGTTTTTACCGCCTAAGACTTGTTGAGCAATTTGCTCGCCAATAAAACCAACTAAGTTACCTGCACCCCTACGGATACTGTTATTTAATCTGCCCATCGCAATGGATTTTTCTTGGGCTTTTGAAATCATAGCTGGCGTTACTTCAATTTCGATCATATTTTCTCTCGTTAAAAAAGGGGGCCGTACTGCGCCCCCAAGGACCAACCACCAAGTAAAACTTAAATTTTTTGTACTGCTATTTGATAGCCATCATGCACTACCTTAAACTGATCTTTAAAAACGTGACTAAACGCATCAATTGCCATTTTGGGTTTTTGCCAATCAGTAAATCCATCTGGGTTCCAATGGTAATCATCAAAGAGCATAATGCCGCCGCTCTTTAATAACGGCCATGCCATACAAGCATCGGTAAGAACCGCTGGTGCGGTGTGGTCGCCATCAATGTAAATAAAGTCAAATATCCAATCTTCAGAAATTAAATGCGACAAGGCTTGATAGGATGTATGTTTGAGAATCGTAAGTTGCTGATCTGGTTTCTTAGCCCTTGCAACATTAAAAGCAAATTGTTCATAAAGTTCTCTTAAATCCATATCTTTATGTTCCATGCTACCTTTAAATGGATCAACGCAAACCATAATGCCTCGTTCACTTAAACCGTTTTGCAAAAACCAGCAAGTACCACGACCTTCGAAGCAACCAATCTCAAGGAATGCTTGCTTCATTGGCAACATCGACATCAACTGCTCGATGTGTGGAATGTTGTATGTAAACCAATCTTGCGTGAAATTCATACGAAAATCCTATCTATTATTTGTTGCTTCTCGCCATTTGATAGACTTGACCAACTAGCAATCTCATCTCTTGTCCTCTGGCACCCACGACAGACATCCATGACGAGGGCGCAGATTCCAGTGCATGGACTCGCCACGTCCATGCCATGTTCCAATTGAGTAGATTGAGCGGAGGGCAAGCCCAAGGATCAGATCTCACACGCACCAGCAACACAAGCAAGCTGTTGAGCGCCTTCTACGTTATCTGTTTCTTCGATGAGAAGAGACCAATCAATCTTTGGCATCTTAGCTTTAAGTTCCTCATACTGTTCTGCTGTGCATTCTTCATAAGGCGCTTGTCGATAAGTTCCTCCATCATAGGGGAGGTAACTGACTCCGCTGATTTCATCGAAGTTTTCCCATGTCCATGCTCCGACACTTGGCCAGTCTTTTTCTTCGACTGAGATAGTGACTGAGGGCTTGTGCTCGCACCAGTGTCTTTGGTAAGTGAGCCAAAGTGCCAGATGGGAAATGGGGGTAACATCAGCTCTTGTAAGTCCGTCTGGAGCTTTTTTAGCGAAGCTAAATACTGTCGTTTGAGTGGGTTTGTATACGCAGTCCTCCGCAGGTACTCCTTGGGCGACCAAGAATTGTGTAAGAGGGTCCTTCTTATCTCCGCGCACTCGTCTAATGTAATATTTGGAATGTCTTGGATGAATTCCTGATGCGCTATCCACCAGTTGTGAAACTGTTCCGGAAGGCTTAACTGCTGTGATTGCAGTGCTTTCAGGTACTCCAAGTAATGCTGCCCATTCTTTATTAGTCTCTCTGGCGCAGATTCGTAAATCTTGTAAGAGCTCATTTAACTTGTCTCCTTGGGTTGTGAGAAGGGGATTATCATAGATTCCGGTGAGGGAGACACCCAAAAGCCGTTCATCCTCAGTATTGCGCGTCCACACCTTGCGCAGATAGGGGAACTTTGTGAAGGTAGACTGGATGGTACCAAGGATAGTGGCGATGCGCACTTTGCGCAATAAAGTCTCTCTGGTGTCGTCATGGCGTACTACTGCCTCTGTTAAA